CGCACAAAAAATCACCCGATGCCATTAGGTGGGCAAAGCATGCGACGGACTGGGGCTTTACCGTTAACCTCAGCGCCGACAATGCCGGGGAAGCCGACACACTGGCCGCGCATGGCGTGCCGGTGGCGTGCGTGGTGCCGCTGGACACCCCAGAAAAAACGCAAACGCCAGCGGGCCGGCCCATTGTGGTTTGCCCGGCACAAACGCGCAACGATGTCACGTGCGCCGATTGCGGCCTATGCCAACGTGCAAACCGTGCCGTTATCGTCGGATTCCGTGCACATGGAACCCGCGCAAAGCTTGCGGACGCAACAGCGCGCCGTGTTATTCCAATTTCAAGGGGTTAAAAATGAAGCAATACATGGCAAAAAATGGAAATACACAGTGGAAACCGTCAATCGATGAAGCTTTACAAGCTTCAGAAAACTATTCCGGCTTTTGTTTAGCATGTGGTGAAGAAAACACCGGAATAGAACCCGATGCGCGAAAATATGCTTGTCAGTGTTGCGGCGCGCTTAAGGTTTACGGTGCCGAAGAATTGATTCTAATGGGTTTGACACATTAAAGGGTTAAAAATGAAACGTATTAATCGCAAGCAATTATTTGACCGAATCGTTGAAGCACATAGACTACAGAATGCCGGCTGGGCGCTGGTGACAATGCTTCAACATGAAGAATGGCCCGTAGGTGAAACCGCACGGCAAGCTTTCCGACAAATCGGGGACTCTGGCCTTATTCTGGCCGAATTGCTAGACGAATTGGGGGTGCGTGATGAGTGAACCAAAGCTTTATTCCATCGGCGTGCTGTTGACCGACAAAGCAAACCCGCCGAAGCTTTACGAATTGGACACAGTGTGGCCCGATGGGGAATGCACCCTAGTGCTGGTGGGGAACCATGCGCGCATGTACACGCGCAATGCCCACATCAGTGAATTCTGGCCGCTGTTGGACAGCATGCCCACCTAGTCGATTCGATTCACAAATGCCCGGCCATGTGCCGGGTTTTTTTGAATCCAATTGCGAAGTGAGTGCTCACGTCATAATGCTGCGCTGGCGCCGATAGCGGCGCTGGCCGGTGCTGCCGATGTGGCGCGCTGGTGGCCGGTATAGGCTGGCCGCGCTGGCCAGTGGCTGGTGGCGCTGGCCGTGTGGGCGCTGGCCGTGTTGGTTGGTGGCGCCGATGGTGGCCGCTGGTGGCACCGGTGGCTGGTGGCCGTGGGCGCCGGTGGCCGGTGGCCGGTAGCTGGCGCTGGTGGCTGGCGCTGCGCGCTGGCCGGCGCTGGTGGCCGCTGGGGCTGTTGGCGCTGCGCTGTTGGCGCGCTGTCCCTGCGCTGGCGCTGCGGCCCGATCGCGGCGCCGCGGCCCGGAAAACCGTTATAAATCAAAGGTTTGCGCGGCTTTCCTGCAAAACCACGTTAGCAGTGCGGTTTGGGGGTGAAAAAATGGCCGGACCCCACTACGCATTCTTAAAAAAAAAAATTGAGTCACTTTTTTTTTGCAAAAGCCGCTTCCAAAATTTGCTTTTTTTCTAGGCTGCTCGCGCAAAAAATTATTTCTTCGCCTTCGTTTTTTTCCCGGTAGCGAGAGGCGTATGCGGCCCGCGCAACTTGCAGGGCTTTTGCTTTAGACGGGAACGGCCCCTTGGAACCCCAGAACCAGCCCGACTTTCTGTGGACCAGCGGCATTATTGGTAGTTCTCCAAGCTATTCTTCGTCGAATAGGTCAGGGCAAGCATCTCATCGACCTGATTTTGCAGATAGCTGTCCTGCGGGAAACCTTCTTTCCTGCGAACTGCCTCAATGAATTCCGCAACGCCGCGAATGAACGCAACTGGCTCGGGAGGCAGCTCGAATCCCGGCTTGAAGTCGTGCAGCAGCCCGTATTTGCCCTGAAAGCTCTCCACAAAACCGTCCAAAAGGGAAGGCACCTTGTCGTAAAAATTATTTAGGGCCGTGTGCTTGGCGAACGATCCCGGCCCGGTGACAACCCAGTGCAGCATGTGCGCCTGCGTTCGAGCGTGGAGCATCGTCATCACATAGTCCATCAGGGGATCGCCCTGCTTTGCTTCGTTGACGCTGGCCTTGAATCGCATGTCACACCCTCTTGATGATTGCCCGTATTTTGTCCCGAATTTCCGGCGGCGGGGGAGCTTTTCGCTGCGCGTCCTGTTCGATCTTGACCAGTGCCGGATCACGCTCGGGGGTGCTCGGGACGGTGGTGCGTGCCACATCGGCTTTACCGGCGACCCACTCGGCCTTGAACCCTTGCCAACCCCGATGACAGCACTCGGACAGCGCACGCTCCAGACTCCAGCCAGCCTTCTCTGCTTCGCCCATGATGCCGGAAAGGGCGGCGGTTGTCATGGGTGCTTTCTTGGCTTTGCGAAGCTGGAGAAAGTCATTCCAAACCGACTGTGACACCCCCTCCGGGGGAGCCGCGACAGCGGCGGCTTTCTTCTTTGTCTCTGTCTCTTTCTCTGTCTCTCTCTCTCTCTCTGGGATAGCAACTTGCAAGCACTCTGCTAGCACGCCGCTAGCAACAGAAAAAAAGCCGTGATCAATCAACGGCTTAAGACCCTTTTCTATATCTTTACTTTCAATCCTAAGCCGGAACACCAACTCCTCGGTTGTGGCATCGAAAGTACCGTCCTTGCTCTCGCTTGCAAGCAGCCATAGCAGTGGAGCTAGCGCCTTGCTAGCAAGTGGCAAGCACGCGAATTCACGGTCGTTCAGAAGATCGCGGTGGAGCTTAATCCACGGTGGGCAGCGATCTTTGTAATGCTGAAATTTGTCCCAATGACGGGGTTTGAGCAACATCTGGCACCTCACGTTGTCGGCAGTCGTTACAGAGGGAACCATCGGCAGGACGGTAACGAATCGTCTTTTCGGGAGCTACCCTAGCCGTGGTTTGGCGACAGTCTATGCCACAACCTGTCGTTGACACAACCCTGTTCGGGTTTGTCCCTATCGTATGCACATGTCATGCATGTACGATACACCCATGACAACACGCCGCCAGCCATGCAACACGATGACCGCATCCTTGATGACGCCGCAGTTCTCATCCTCTGCGGAATCGCAATCCTGCTCGGAATACCCGTCGTCGTCTGGCTGCTTGCCATGTTCCTCATTCAAGCAGGATGACCCGCTGGGCTGGCCGTTTGGTGCTATTGACCCGAAGCGACTTGCGCGGCTTCTCGAACAGCGCAATCAACAACACATTGATGATCTACCGGAAGCACTGATATGACACCACAAGAGTTTGACCACGCCTGCGCGACCCATGACTGGACCTACAACTATTCCGATGACCACAGCATGTGGAAGTTGGGCGAGCAACAAGCTCAGGTGCTGCAATGGGCCATGCAGGAAGACAATCGATTGATCCAGCTTTATCGCCTTTGGTCTGCGTACCAGTTCAGCGGTCCAGCTTGGAACAAACCCGTAATGACGCGAGAAGAGTTCGAGCTTCAGCGTCAAGAAATCTTGGAGTTCCTAACACGTGACACCGCTTAACTCAGGCAAGGTAGTGCAGCAAGTTCTTCGCGTGCTCGAAGCTGGCGAAGCATCTGCTGTGGACATTGCCGCACAGACCGGACTGTTTCGCTACAGGGTCCACAACGTCCTGTACCGCATGGTCAAGCCAAGCAAAGCCGGCATACGCCGCATCCATGTCGCACGCTGGACGTATGAGGGCAAAGGTTTTCGCAAGTACCTACGCCCGATCTACGCACTCGGAGACAAGCCCAACGCACCGAAAGAAACCAATGCCACAAGCCTATCGAATCATTGAATCAGACATCCTGCGCTGGGCCGAGGCCCGCAAGATTATTCCCAACAGCACGCCAGTGGCTCAGTACATGAAGGCAGTGTCTGAGATGGGAGAACTGTCAGACGCACTGCAAAAGAAGGACATGCCTGCCGTGAAGGATGCGGTAGGCGACACGCTGGTGTGCCTGATCAACATGTGCGCCCTACTGGACATCGACATGGTTGATTGTTTGGAAGGTTCTTGGAACCAGATCAAGGACCGCAAGGGCACGCTTTTGCCATCTGGTGTTTTTGTTAAGGAGAACTGAAATGCGTAAGCTGTTTATCACTCTGGTCATCGCGGCCAATCTGTCACCCGTGGTCGCGTTTGCTCGCGCCGGTACGCTGATCTCTTGCGACGGTGTTAGTACCCCGCAGGGGTATAGGTACATCGGGACGTACTGCGTGGACTACCAGTGCAAGTACACCACCACGCGCATCTTCACCAGCTACTGCCCGTTTTCTCTATGAATCTTGACGACATCATACGGCTGGCGAATGAAGCGGGATTGTGGTTGGACTCTGAAGGCAGTATTGCTGGTGGACAGCTTGATTCAGCACCACGTTTTGCCGCCCTTGTTGCCGCTGCCGAGCGTGAGGCGTGTGCTCAGATGGTTGACCACCTCTTCAAGGAAGGCGGCGGCACATACGGTGATTCCATCAGAGCAAGGGGGCAGGGATGACCGCTTGCATGGGCGGGTGGTGCGACCGCAGGGATAAGTGCCAGCACTACACGAAGGAATCGAAAATCATCGTCGAGCGTTTATGCGAGGCTAAACAACATGACTGCTATCTACAAAGAATTCCATCTCAAAACGCGACAGGCGTGGGAACCGTTTGTGAGCTTTATCAAGGAGCATGCTCAGAACATGATCGACAAGGGCACACCGCTGCGCTTGATCGTTACCAGTTCGGAAGCAAAGCGAAACACTGAGCAGAACCGCCGGTATTGGGGCTACGTGCTGAAGTCCATCGCAGACCAAGCGTGGGTCGATGGGCAGAAGTTTGCGCCCGATGTGTGGCATGAATACTTCGCGCGCCGGTATGGTGTGTGCGAGGACATGAAGCTGCCCGGTGGTGAGGTGATCACGCGCCGCATGTCCACTACGGAGATGAGCGTGGGCACGTTCACCGAGTACATGCAGAACGTCGAGGCGCACGCGGCCACAGAACTGGGGGTGCAGTTTGTACAGTAAACGTATCTACGTTCGCAACCGCGCCATCCTAGAAGCGTGCAGGGAGTTCTCCTGCCAGTACTGCGGCGCTGATGATGGCACCGTGGTGGCCGCGCACTCGAACCAGTCTAGGCATGGGAAGGGTCGCGGCATCAAGGCATCCGACATCTATGTGGCCGCGCTTTGTCACTCCTGCCACGCACAGGTTGATCAGGGCAAGATCAGCCGTGCTGCAAAGCTGGAGATGTGGGAGGAGGCGCACCGCAGGACGGCGCGACTGCTCAATCTGTGTGAACTTTGGCCTGACGACGAACCCCTACCATGAGTGAACTAGAAGCAATGTTTGAGTGGCACATACGCGGCCTGCGGTTGCCTGTTGCGGTGCGCGAGTACCGATTCCATGCCAAGCGGCGCTGGAAGTTTGACTTTGCATGGCCCGACCGGATGGTGGCGCTGGAGATTGAAGGCGGCACGTGGGCCAATGGCCGGCACACGCGAGGATTAGGGTTTACCGCAGATTGCGAGAAGTACAATGAAGCGTGTACGATGGGCTGGAAGATCATCAGGGTGACTGGTGATCAGGTAAGGAACGGCAAAGCCGTGGAATGGATTACTAGACTACTGAAAGGACAAGACAAGTGAAGAGTCTGTATGCCGCGCTGGTCAAAGCGCAAAAAGACTTTGGGCCTGCGCTCAAAAAGAAGCAGAACCCGCATCTGCAAAGCAAGTACGCCGACCTTGCAGCATGCATGGAAGCGGTGACCGATGCGCTAAACAACAACGGGCTGGCGCTGGTGCAACACACGCACGAATGCACTGATGGGGTCACGGTGGAAACCATATTCCTGCATGAGTCTGGCGAAAGCTACTCAACCGGCAAGCTGCATGTACCGGCCAACAAAAAGGACGCGCAGGGTTACGGCTCTGCGTTGACCTACGCGCGCCGGTATAGCCTGATGACCGCTTGCGGCATCGCGCCGGAGGATGACGATGGGCATCAAGCCAGCAAACCCGCCCCGAGTGATGAATTTGCAGAGTATGAAGCCCAGCACCTTGATGACTTCCGCGCTGTTGCGCTGCGCGGCATCAAGGAATTGAACGACAAGTTTGAAAAGTTGCCGAAGGGCAAACTGAAAAACATGTTTTGGACCAAGCACCGCGACAGCTTGATCAAAGCTGCGAATGATGTGGCGTGATGTTTTGACAACTTCCAATGAACGAAAGGATTGAGAAATGATGAAAGAGAACCAAGACGACGGATACAAGATTTTTCTTGACTACCGCAACATTCAGATCGGCAAGGGCCGCATCTTGTGGGGAACTGAAACCCAGAACAGCAAGATGCAACATTTCAAAGAGGGCTGGGTTCTTCCCGGCGGGCAACGCACCAAAGATGAAAAAGTTGCTATTGAATGGGCAAAGTGGATTGATGCGAATTCACGATGATTGAGCAACGCACAGACGAATGGTTCGCCGCCAGACTAGGCAAAGCCACCGCATCACGCATGGATGACATCTGCGCCAAGACCAAGACCGGATATTCCGCTTCGCGTGAGAACTATGCGGTGGAGCTGGCGCTGGAAACCTTGACGCAACGCAAGGCTGAAGGGTTTGTCAAAGCAGCGATGCAATGGGGCATTGACAAGGAACCGGAGGCACGCGCAGCGTATGAGGTCGCCACCGGCAACTTTGTGCAGGAGGTCGGCATCTATGACCACCCAAGCATTCCGATGTCTGCGGCCAGCCCAGACGGTCTGGTGG